GCGCCCCATGCCCTATCGGGCAGACGCTAGAAAATGGCGGAAATCCGCCGTTTTTGGTTGTTTCGGGGGTGGGGGGAGGGGGTCTCCGCGTCCCCGCGCGCGTTTATAGGTGTAGGCCCCGTTCCGCGAAAATCTCAAAAGCTCAGTCAACCTTTACTTGAGTGAGACTCTTACCCCCTCGCCAGGGATCGCCGGTGGAGGCACTCACCCTTCCACCCTTTGAATTTAGTTGCAAAAAAGGTGGGTGTCGTCCTAACCCGCCTACGAGCTGGTGTTTTTGGCCAATGCACTCACCCTTCCACCTTTTCTTCTTATTTTCTAAGAGAAAAAAAATATATAAATAATGGATAAAAGGGGGGTGTTTTATATGCTCCGCCAGAAACCCAAATTTCGCGAAAAAGGTGGAAGGGTGAGTGCATTGGCAAAATTGCCGTGCAATTCCAGTGGCTTAAAGACACCCACCCTTTGTACCACCCTTTGGCCGATCTCAAAGGGTGGGTAGTAAAAGGGTATGGGGGTTAGTGTGTGTTGACTTCTTACGGCCTCACACCTATGCAGGCGTAAGACGAAACCACGAAAGGACGAAAAATGACCACTCGTAAATGCAACACCTGTGACCAAGACAAACCGCTCGACCAGTTCCGCACCATCAAGGTCTATCTCAATCACAAGTGCCGTGAATGTGAACGGGACGCCAACCGCCAATACATGAGGGGGTACCGTAAGCAGCGCGCAGCAGAGAAGCGCGCCCAGCCCCTGGCGACAACGACTGCCAACCCAGTAGGCCGGCCATCGATCCAGCAGGAAATAGACGCCCTCAAAGCCCAGATGCAATCGCTGCTTGCGTTCGCTTCTCTTCACGGCTACAACACCACCGAAACTTGAGAGGACAACGCCGCGTGAGCGATCCGTTCGACAGTATTAGCATCCCCGACTTCGATGCGCCTCCGGCGCCAGTGAGTTCGCGTAAGCCGAAAGCAAAATCGAAACCTGTACAGAAACCAGTACAGGAGATTGTCGAAGACGCCGACCCATTGCCTCTGCTCAAAGACGCGAAACCTGTCCTGGCGCCGAACCCCCACCAGCCCCGCGACTTAGTCGACGACGCCGGTCGGGTCTACGCCCTGCCGAAAGTGGATCTCAGCGAAGTCGAGATGATGGCCAGTGTCGGCATGACCACGAAGCAGATCGCCGACGCGCTCAAGCTACCGCCGACTACGTTTGGCAAGCTCGTCAAAAATGACCCCACCGTGCAGGAGGCCATCGACCGTGGCACCTCTCGCGGTATCAAGATGGTCACCGACAGCCTTTTCCAGAACGCGCTCAAGGGGAATGTGGCAGCGCAGATCTTCTTCCTCAAAAACAAGGGGGGATGGGCTGACCGGCAAGAACTTGACCAGCGGTTGCAAGTCGATACAAAGATGAATTTCGAAGACGCAGTAGAAGCGTTGAAGGCGGCGGGCATCGACCCGTCAAAAATATAGAAAGAAGCACATGGCAGACAACGACGATCTCCCCGACAACGTAGTGGCATTCGAACCCCGTGCCTCCGGCACTCAGAAGACAACGGACTTGCTGTTGGAAGACTGCATCGGTCGCTTCGACGAAGTTGTGGTGCTGGGCTTCACCGACGACGGCGAACTGGAGATCAGCGGCAACGTCGAGGGCGGCGCGGCTGCTGTGTACGAGGCGATAGCCGAGGCGGCGACGCAGATGGCGCTCACACACATCGACATGGTCTACCAAGGCACTCGCCATTGACCGACACGCACGACGAGAACTTCAAGCCTGACCTCGCGGCCATCGCCGATCAGGAGGTCGTTGCCCGCGCACAGATCGCGGCGCAGGCGGACGAGGAGAAGGCGGTCGCTCTCGCAGAGGCGATCCGCGTCATCCGCGCCCACAAGAAGAAGAACAAGCTTGAGTTCTTCACGGCGTACAAATGGCAGATGCAGTTCTACGAGGCCGGCACTCGCTCAAAGCAGCGGGCGCTCATGGCCGCGAACCGCGTCGGCAAATCCTACAGCGCGGCATACGAGATGGCCTGCCACCTCACTGGCAAATACCCCGACTGGTGGCCAGGCATCAAGTTCCACCGGCCCATCAACGCCTGGGCGATGGGGGTGACCGGCGAGCAGATGCGCGACGTGATCCAGAAAGAGCTATTTGGGACGCTGAACGGGCGGATCTTCGACGGCGGGTTCATTTTGCCCGACGAAGTACGCAGCATCGTTCCAGCCGCAGGCACACCACGCCTGGCGAAGGACGTCTACATCTGGCACCAGAGCGGGGGCTACTCCTGCTTGAGCCATAAATCGTACAGCCAAGGCCAAGCGCCGCTGATGGGAAGCTCCATCGACATCGCGTGGATCGACGAAGAGCCGACTGACCCTGAAATCTACCCACAGGTGCTGACCCGTACTGCCACCGGCAACGATGGCAGGGGCGGCTACGTCCTTTTGACGTTCACACCGGAAAACGGGATGACAGAACTGGTTGGCCAGTTCATGGAGAGCCTCAAAGAGGGGCAGTATCTGCAAAACGTGACGTGGGACGAGGCAGATCACCTCGACGACGACACAAAACGCCAGCTTTTGGCGGCGATTCCTGACTATCAGCGGGAAATGCGGTCGAAAGGCATCCCCGTACTGGGCGAGGGGATGGTTTTCCCTGTCGCGGAAGAGGCAATCAAGGTCGACCCGTTCGAAATACCGCAGCACTTCAAGATCTGCTGCGCCATCGACTTCGGCATCAGCCACCCTACAGCAGTGGCGTGGACGGCATACGACGCAGATCGGGACATCATCTACCTCTACGACTCATATAAGCGCGCAGGAGAGATCCCAGCGGTCCACAGCGCCATGATTCGGTCGAAGGGGCCGGCGATACCGCTGATCTATCCTCACGATGGCGACAACCGCGACAAAGGCTCCGGCAACACGATGGCAGACCTCTACCGCGAGGCAGGAATGAACGTCGTGGCGCGTTTCACCAACGCAGACGGCTCAAATTTCGTCGAGCCAGGGATCATGGAGATGCTCGAGCGGATGCGGACTGGCCGGCTCAAGGTATTTGCTGATCAGAAGGACTTCTTCGACGAATTTCGTCGCTATCACCGCAAACAGGGCAAGATCGTGAAGGAACATGACGATCTACTTGACGCAGTGCGATATGCAGCCTTGTCAGTGCAGCGTTTTGGCGTTAGTAAGGCGGAACTTAAGATGCCAGAGGTGTATGGACGCCACGGGGTGTCGTTAACCGAGGATTGGGACATTTAATGCCTGAGATCAAAGATACCCCGCTGGAAGAAAGCGAACTGCTGTCTCTCTTGGAGCGCAACCTCGACGCAGCGGACACCTACACCGAAAGCTTGGTTGGCGAACAGCGCGACAAGAGCCACCGTTACTACTACGGCGAGCCACTGGGCAACGAGAAGCCTGGCCGCAGCCAACACATCTCCCGCGACGTCTTTGACGCGGTCGAGTCCACCAAGGCACTGTTGATCGATACGTTCACCGCCGACCGGCGCGTGGTCGAGTTCACACCAGAGACGAACGAAGACATTGAGGCCGCACGGCAGGCCACTGAATTCGTCAATTATCTGTTCTACCGCCAGAACAACGGCTTCAAGATCCTGCAAGACACCTTGCACGATGGCCTCGTCAGCAAACTGGGCGTCGTGAAGCGTTGGTGGGACACCCGCTACACCTATGTGCAGGAAGAGTTCGCCGATCTGGACGAAGCGCAGTTCGTGATGATGGCGCAAGACCCAGAGGTGGAAATCACCACTCTCGACCAGACCGTCGTCCAACCGGAGATGGTTGACCCGATGACAGGCATGGTCGTTATGCCTGCCGTTACAACTTATACTGGTGAACTCAAGCGGCGCTTGAACAAGAGCCAAGTCCGCGTTGACAATCTGGAGCCAGAAAAACTTTATATCAGTCCTCGCGCCAAGTCGCTTGAGGACACCGACTTCGTCTCGTACCGCTACGAGAAAGAGATCGGCGAGCTTCTTGAAGACGGCTACGACCCAGAGAAGGTCGAAGAGCTTGACGAAGAATTGGATACCTACCGCGACTCGACACTGGGACGCGACAGCTACGACGAGTTCTCCGCCGAGACAAGTATGCGGGACGACCACCCGAACCGCAGCTATGTGACGATCTACGAGAGCTACATCCGCATTTACGACCCAGAGGTCGACTCGCGCTGCACCTACAAGGTCGTCCACTCACGTCGCACCTTGCTGGACATGGAGAAGGTCGAGAGCCACCCGTTCCGCGGCTGGTGTCCGTTCCCGATCCCGCACAAGGCCATCGGCCTGTCGCTTGCCGACGTGACAATGGACATCCAGAAGTCGCAGTCGACGCTGAAGCGGTCGGTCATCGATAACGCCTGGCTGACCAACACCAGCCGCTGGGTGGCCAACCTGTCACTGGTCCGTAACCCGCGCGACCTCATCGACAACAAGATCGGCGCCGTGATCGACGTCAACGCGATGGACCCGTCGTCTGTCGTGCAGCCACTGGCCACGCCACAGATCAGCCCCAACATCTTCACGACGATGGAGTTGCTGGAGCAGGAGAAGGAAGCGCGTTCAGGCTCCAGCCGGATGTCGAAGGGCTTGGACAGCGACGTCGTGTCGAAGCAGAACAGCAACGACATGGTCACGCGGTACATGAACGCCAGCAACCGTCGCACGATGGTCATGGCGCGTAACTTCGCCGAGAGCTTCCTCAAGCCACTGATGTTCGATCTCTACCGCCTGGCGATTGAGAACGACACGCAGCCACGCATGATCCAGTTGAGCGGCAAATATGTGCCAATCGACCCCAAGCAGCTTCGCGAACGCACCGAGATGGATGTGGCCGTGGCGCTGACGCCAGACGCCCGTGCTGCTGAAGCGCGGACGCTGACCATGCTTGACCAGATGTGGACTGCGAACCCGCAGGACCAGACGCTGGGCGGTATGTACCAGACGCAGCAGCGGTTCGCGCTGTTGGCTCGCGCTGTAGACCTTATGGGTCTGAAGGGCGGGGACAAGTACCTCCTGTCGCCGATGTCGCCTGAATACCAGCAGGGTATGCAGCAGAACCAGCAGCAGGCCGAGCAGCAGAAGCAGATGGCCCAGCAGATTGAGATGAAGAAGCTGGAGTTCGAAGAGCGCAAGGTCATGGTTGACGAGCGCAGGGCCGGCGTCGAAGAAGAGAAGCTGGTGCTTGAAGCCGAGAAGATCGGTGTCGAACTGTCGACCAAGGCGCAAGAGATGATCGCGAAGCAGGAGAAGGATTCTGCCGACCTCATCTTGAAGGCCGCAGAGTTCCGCCACGAACAGCAGACTGACATGGCCTACATCGACATTGAGTCGCTGAACGCCGCGCAGCAGAACAAGAACGGCAATCGCGGGGACGAGAATGACTGACTTTGAAAAGGCCGTAGAGGCTTTCCAGAAGAAGAAAAACCCCCGCACCGAGGCCGAGGCCAAGCGCGAGGCGTACAAGAAGATGGTCAAGGAGTACACCAAGCTCAAATACGGCTACAACAAGGCAGGCGAGCGCGTAGAGCGCCCGATAACAGAAAAACGCATAGCGATCGCCGAAGCCGCCAAGACGCGCGTCATCCCAGACGCAGCGGACGGCCTGGCGGACTTCTTTAAGGAACCCGAATAATGGATATCGACTACGGGATTGATGGCGCAGAGCATTCAGCCGAAAAGGCCAGTGCTTTGCTCAACAACGACGCTTTCAACGACGCCTACGCTTCGTTACTGGCGGATATCGAACAAAAACTCTTCATGTCGGATCTGGGCGCGCAGTCCGAACGTGAAACTCTATTTCATCTGCACCGCGCCGCGCAGATGTTCGTCAACAATATCGCATCTCGCATCAATCATTTTCAGTTGAAACAAATGCAAGATTCGATTACACAGGAGACTTGAAGTGACAGAGCAAACCGCAACGGACTCTGCACCGAGTGCTGAAGAGCGTTTGGCTGCGTTGTACACCGCCCCCGATGAGGACACGGCGGATACCAAAGCCGATTTACAGCCCGAAGATGAAGATGAGGGCGAAGTTGAAGTAGTCGAGGACGAGGTTGAAGCCGATACCGACGATTCCGAGGAAGCCGAAGACGGCCAAGCCGAGGACGAAGAGGACGAAGCCGATACCGAAGAGGAGTCAGATGAAGCTGACGATGACGACAAAGCCGAACAGCTAGTCGAGATCGAAGGTGAAACGCTGACGCTTGAAGAGGTCAAACTCGGATACCTCCGCCAGTCGGACTACACCAAGAAGACGCAAGCAGTTGCGGAACAACGTAAGGCTATCGAAGAAGACAGCCAGTATTACGCTTCCACACTGAATAGTCTCTTGACCGCCGTGGGTGCTGACGTTCAACGCTTTCAAAGCGTTGATTGGGAGCGCGCAGCGGTGGAAAACCCTGAACAGTACCACCAGGCCAAACAGGCTTACGAACACTCTCTCCAGACGTTCAACGGAATCCGTGGACAGGTGGAAGACTTCGTAGAGCGGACCAAGAAGACACAGGAAGCCGCGTTGAAGGCGCAAGCCAAAGAAGCGGTGGCCGTCTTGAAGACGACCATTCCTGGGTGGAATAACGAGTTGTACGCCCAGATCGGTGAGTTTGCCCATAAAGAGTTGGGTTTCGCGCCGGAAGAGTTCAACAACATCGCTGACCACCGCGCTATTCGGTCCATCTGGAGTGCCATGCAGTACCACAGGGGTCGCAAGGTCGTGACTGAGAAGAAAGTCAAAGTCGCACCTACCAAAACTTTGTCTGACAAAAGGGCAACGGAATCTAAGGTCGTTCATAACCGTAAACAGATGAACAAGCAGCGCGAAGTGCTGCGGAACTCTGGGAAGGTAGACGACGCTGTTGCGCTTTTGGCTAATCGCTTAAGGTAAATCAAAATGGCTACAATTTCTGGCGTTGCAAAAACTTATGACTTGGTCGGCAAGCAGGAAGATGTCGAAGACATCATCTATGACATCTCGCCAACCGACACTCCATTCCTTTCGTCCATTGGCACGTCCAAGGCGAAAGCCACTAACCACCAGTGGCAGCAGGACAAGCTGGCCTCACCCGCAGCCAACAAGGCTGTTGAAGGTGCGGTTGCTGGTGCTGCGACCGCTTCTGACACCACGCTGAAGTCTGCGAACACGCAGATCTTTAAGGGTGTTGTTGAAGTCTCCGGTACGGCTCGCGCCATCGGCCTTTACGGTCGTGCGGACGAACTGGCCCGCCTCGTTGCCAAGAAGGGCAAGGAAATCAAGCGCGACATCGAGTTCGCGATGGTGGGTAACGCACAGGCTGGTACTGCTGGCAACGGCACGACTGCCCGTGAACTGACTTCGGCTCAGAACCAGATCGCTGCTGGCACGACCAACACGAACGGTACGAACCGTGCGTTCACTGAAACGATCCTTCTGGACGTTATGCAGAAGGTCTTCACCGCAGGCGGTAACCCGAACCAGCTTCAGGTAACGCCGTCGCACTCGCTGATCGTTGCCGGCTTCGCAGCCGCTTCGGGACGCACTCGCGACTTCGGTGTGCAGAAGAAGGTCGTCAACGCAGTTGACCTGTACGTTTCGCCATTTGGTGAAGTTGCAGTGATTCCTAACCGCTTCCTCAACGCCAACACTGCCCTGGTTCTCGACACCGAGTACTGGAGCCGTGCAGTTCTCCGCCCAATGGCCACCACGGTCTTGGCGAAGGACGGCGACAGCGAGAAGCGCATGATGCTGACCGAACTGACGCTCGTTTGCGAAAACGACGAAGCTTCGGGCTTGGCGAGCGCACTGACCGCGTAAGTAATAGGGGGAGAGCGGCAGTTGGGTGTCGCTCTCCTCTTTTCTCTTGAATGAAAGACCCCCGATGTCCGACGAACTTAAAACTACCCTTGAGTTTGACCGCAACACGGGGCTTCACACGCTGCGGCACACGCAGGACGTAACTTCGATCATCGACGCGAACAAACGCGCACAGGCCGACAGTATCGGCACGAAATTCGGCGACTTTGCAAAGGTCGCCAGCATCCCTTACTCCGTAGTGCTTGAGTGGAAGCAGAAGTACGGCATCAACGCGATGGCCCCTTCCCCCGAAGACAAGATCCGCATGGTTGCTTTATTGAACGATCCAGACTATGCATTTCTTCGGACACGCGGAGGTAAGTTGTGAGCATAACCACCTACACCGAACTGAAAGCCGCTATCGCCGACTGGCTGAACCGCGACGACATTTCAGACGCGCGCCTAAGCGACTTTATCCAGATGGCCGAGAACCGCATCTTCCACGTCTTACGCATCCCGCCGATGGAGCGGTACGCGAACATCACGACCGACAGCGAAGGCAAAGTGGCGATCCCTGGCGACTTCTTGGAAGCGAAAGACGTCATCTTCAACAGCAAGGCTCTGGATCGCATTTCCACGACCGAGTTCTACGCCCGTGACGCCGCGCAAGGCACCCCGATTTCATTCATGCGTGAGACGGTGTATCTGCGCCTGTGGCCAACGCCAGGCCCAGACCTGACCGGCCTTAGCTTGGTGTATTACGCACTGCCGACCGCGCTGTCTGCGTCGAACGCGACGAACGCCGTCTTTGCGATGGCCCCCGAACTGTATTTGTACGGCGCGCTGGTCGCAGCCGGCGTCTACCACGGCTCACCTGTCGAGAAAATTCAGGTGTGGTCAGAGACGTTTAACGACACGATGCAAAGGTTGATGGAGAACGCTCGTCAGAGTGAGGTTTCCGGCGCCACCAACACTGTTCAGAGCGGATACTGATAGATGTCTACGTCGAGCTTCTTCACAGGCGGTGAGTCACCGCAGACCAACATCTATGAAGACAACGCAGCAGCAAGTGCTGCGGCAGCGGCGGCAAGTGCTGCGGCAGCGGCCTCGTCGTCGCGCATTGAGATGCGCGTTACGGCGACACACATTCAATACAAATACGTTGACGGCACGACGTGGTACGACGTTGTCGCCTTGGCCGACATCGATGGCCCACAAGGGCCAATCGGCCTTACGGGCGACACCGGAGCGGTAGGCGCGACTGGCCCCGCCGGAGCCACAGGTACGACCGGAGCGAAAGGCGACACGGGCGACCCAGGCCCAACAGGCGCTACCGGAGCGACAGGCGCCACAGGCCCAGCAGGCGCTACCGGCCCAGCCGGTCCAGCAGGCCCGTCTGTCGAGATTCAGAAAACCGCCACGCATCTGCAATGGCGCGTAGTCGGCGCGACGACGTGGATCGATCTCGTCCCGCTTGCTGACATTACCGGCCCGCAAGGTCCGGCAGGGACTACGGGCGCTACGGGCGCTACAGGAGCCACGGGTCCGCAGGGACCGGCGGGGGCTGACGGCGCTGATGCGGACAACAGCACTTTGAGCCTAACTCAGTTGGCCGACAAGTCGGTCAACAACACAAACACCGGCACCACGTTTGTCGCCACTGACCTTGCGGTCACGCTTGCGCCTGGAACGTACATCTTTGAGGTGGATGCGCTGTTCTCGTCGCCATCGGGTCCAGGTGTCAAATACACGATGAACTTCAGCGGGACTGCCAGTTCAGTTCGGTATCACTCATTCGAGGGTACAGACACCACGTCTGACCAGCAGCAGGCAACTGCTTTTGGGACAGCTTTTACCATCGGCTCTGGGACGGGATCGGCCAAGGTTTCTGGCGTAGTCACGGTCACGGCGACCGGCGTACTTGCATTTCAATTTGCTCAGAACAGCAGTTCGGCAACCAACACAACGCTGTATGCCGGAAGCTGGATGCGCGTTCGCAGCGTCAGCGGGACGGCACTAGACCCACTTGGCCCAGGTCCAGCAGGCCCGACCGGCCCGCAGGGTCCAGCCGGTGTCGGCGTACCCGTTGGCGGCACGACCGGCCAAGTTCTCGCGAAGACGTCTGCGACCGATTACGCCACTGGTTGGGCCACGCCGTTTAGTGGGGCATACACCGATCTGACCGGCAAGCCCACGGCGCTCTCCGCGTTCACCAACGACAGTGGGTATCTTTCAACCGTAAGCCTGACATCTGACGTAACTGACACACTGCCTGCCGACAACGGCGGCACAGGGCTAACCTCCCCTGGCACTGCTGGTAACGTCCTGACCAGCGATGGCACGGCATGGACTTCTGTTGCTCCTGACGCTGGCGCAAGCGTTGTCATCGGCGAAACCGCGCCATCCTCTCCAGAAGAGGGCGATGTCTGGTGGAACAGCACAACTGGCATTCCATATATCTATTATGACGACGGCACTACATCGCAGTGGGTTACGTTTGCTATGGGGCCGACAGGGGCGACAGGCCCGACAGGCCCGACAGGGGCGACCGGAGCCACAGGTGCAACCGGACCTGCGGGGGCGGTGGAGTATCCACAGAACATCCAGAACGGCGACTACACGCTGGTATTAGGCGATGCGGGCAAGCACATCTATTCGGCCAACGCCGGCGCACAGACCATCACAATCCCAACAAACGCATCGGTTGCGTTTCCGATTGGGTCGTTAATTGCGATTGTGAATGACGGGACAACTGATATTTTCTTGGCTGTCTCTGGGGTTACGGTTAAATCAAATACTAGCTCATCCGCATTATCAAATCCTGTGGTGCAAGTTGGTAACTCCGTGCAACTACTCAAGACAGGCACCAATGCTTGGAAGGCCACTTTTGGCGTGATTGTTCAGCGGACACTTCCTGGTACTTACCTAGTCATAGCTGGCGGTGGTGGTGGTGGCAGCGCATATAACGGCGGCGGCGGCGCTGGTGGTTATTTAACCGCTACCGGAAATATTCCTTACGGAACCAACATTATTACTGTTGGTGCTGGCGGCGCGGCTGGTGCCAACGGTTTGAATTCAAGCATAGGCTCGTCAGTAATTGCGATAGGCGGTGGAACGAGCAGTGCTTCTGGCGGCTCTGGTGGTGGCGGTGACGCTTTTGGAAATGCTGCGGGGGCAGGCACGGCGGGGCAAGGTAACAGTGGTGGCACTGGCTATAACGAATACAACGGTAACGTATACGCCCAAATTTACTACAGCGGGGGTGGCGGCGGCGCGGGGGCTGCTGGATTCGGCCAAGGCGCTGGGGCAGGCCTTTCTTCGTCAATCACAGGTAGTGCCGTCACTAGGGGCGGAGGCGGCGGCGCTCATTATACTTATAGTGGAACCTATCAGGGGTATAACGGTGGCGCTGGTGGTGGGGGTAATGGTGGCTCGACAGCTAACTCGACTGCGGGGACTGCGAACACAGGTGGAGGAGGCGGTTCAGGCCAAACCGCCCGCGCTGGTGGCTCTGGTGTGGTAATCATTCGCGTGCCTACAGCGCAAGCCGCAACCTCAACCACTGGTTCGCCAACCATCACCACGAGCGGGTCAGACACAATTTACGTTTTCAACTCATCCGGCACGATTACGTTTTAGGAACTAGCAATGGCAGCACTTGATTTCCCTACTAGCCCTACGCTGAACCAAGTCTACACCGCCAACGGCGGCTCTTGGATATGGGACGGCGCTGCATGGGTTGGCGGCAATGTAACGCCAGCAACGTCAGGCGGCACTGGTTTAACTTCACCAGGAGCGTCTGGCAATGTGTTGACCAGCGATGGCACGGGCTGGGTGTCGGGCGCAGCCCCATCAAACGCGGTGGCCTACCCACAGAACGTCCAGAGCGGCAACTACACGCTTGTCCTCGGTGACGCCGGTAAGCATATCTACTCTGCCAACACAGGCGCTCAGACAATCACGATCCCGACTAATGCGTCGGTTGCGTTTCCGATTGGGACAGTGATTACGATTGTGAATAAGGGCACTAATAGTATCTTGCTTAGTGTTGCGGGAGTTTCTGTTTTTAACAACGGAAACGCAAGTGCCTTCCCCAACCCATTAGTACCCCCCGCTAATTCCGTGCAGATTTTAAAAACAGGCACAAACTCTTGGGACGCTACGTTTGGTACTTTCGTTGCCCCCACATTTACATATCTTATGGTTGCTGGCGGTGGTTCAGGTGGTTCTAGTGGCGGCGGTGGCGGTGGCGGTGGCGGATACCTAACTGGAAGCGCAACCCAATCAGGAACTCTAACGATAACTGTGGGTGCCGGTGGAGCGGGCGGAGGCACTGTTTTTACCAACGGCGCTAACTCATCTATAAGCAATGTCCCAACAGCAGCGGTAGGAGGCGGCTACGGGGGAACAAACTATGCTTCCAGTACTGGCGCAGTGGGTGGCTCTGGCGGAGGTGGTCGCGGAAGCTCTACTGGGTCAGCGGGGACTACTGGGCAAGGATATGCGGGCGGTGCTGCTTATTCAGGCTACGGCGGTGGCGGTGGCGGCGGTGCTGGTGCCGTAGGTGCTGGTGGTGGTTTTTATGCTGGCGGCCAAGGGGGAGACGGCTTGTCTTCATCCATAACAGGAACGGCAGTTACTCGCGGCGGCGGC